CTAACATCGTAAATATCTTTTATGTGATTTGCGAGATCTTGTCTTTTATTTACAACTCTTTTACCACCACCAATTCTCCCTAAAGCGCCAGAGAATTTATCGCTAGCCTTTTCAATCGAGAAAGAATTTTTTGCTCCGGGAATATTGCCAAAATCAAAACCACTTTCTCCATCACCTTCAGTTTCGTTGTACGAATTACTTCTGATGCTTAACCATTCATTGAAATTTTTCATGTATCTCCTTCATAATCATCAACACTAACTATTCGACGTTTTTTAGGACGTTCAGGAAAATCATCATCTTTATTATGGTATTTAGACAACACATTGTTAATTTTATTGCGCCAAGTTGCAACTTTTTGTTGCTTTATATCAAGCAAAGCTGCAAATCCTCTGCCATCTCCTAAAATACGCATGAAATCTTCCCAAAAATCTTCACCGCCGATGTCAATGCCTCTTGATATCAAAGCATCAGCTTCTTCTTCATTGTGTTTCCTTTTTTCTTCCCTGAAATTTTTTATACTTTCATTAAGACTAGCAAAACTTGCCATTTTCACCACGTTTCATTAATAATAGTCAAAAGATCATTAGCAGTACCAGAAGCATAGGTTCTCTTAAGATAAAGAGCATTTAAACCATGTGCAACAATAGTATTGCCGTTTTTAGCCGCAATATTTGCTCCAGAACCTTGATTGGGTTCTTTAGATCCAGCATCTCCCAATGATGGCAACCAAGTGCTTCTAGCCTCAATTTGACTAACAGCTTCAGTTATAGCCTGATTGCCAACAAGATCAGAACTGTAAGGTAAAGAAGAACTTTCCTTGTTAGAAAGATTCACTGTAAAAGTAATAGTAGGTTTTGGATCAGCCATGTTTTCTCCTTGTTTTTTTTAATTATCACCTTGACTAGCACCATATGTTTCTCTTTTTTTACCAAAATCTTTGCTCGGCTTGCTCGCAGTCTGGGTTACCCAATCATAGAGATCGTATTCAGATGATTTATAATCTTCTATTTTTTTATATTCACGGATAACATCTGGACCATAATATCTTTTAATTAAATTTTGATTTGTTGCTACGTCAGTCCTAATTATGGTATAGATAGCCTTAAGTTGTTTTATGTTTTGTCCGTGATCAGCGTCTTCTTGTTCATTACTCCAAACTCTCGTACTCCTGTAAGAATCAGGATCATTTTTACCATGCTTATTAAGTATCCCCAGTCTGTCACACAAAAATGGGCAAGTAAAAGGATGGAAATTGATATACCAAGATGTAAGTTGCTCTTTCCAAGGGGCGAGTATATGTTTTCTCCCCCCACCAAACAGCTGCTGAAAAATTGTTCGCTCGTAACCTTTTTGGTCCCATTTTGGATTTGCTAATTCTGTTCCAATGTAATTAGTAACTTTTTTAACATATTCCGCCAAATTTTTAAGCATATCTGAATTTCCTAAACTCCCGTCTGGCGTATCGTCTGGCATATCGTTATCTACAGAATCTGCCAAATTGTATAAATATCCAACGTAAGCTGCATTAAAACCAGCCGCCACTTCAGGAGGTCTTGCACCGAGTTTTCTAGTCATGTTTCTAGGCATATTTCCATTTTTTAAATTTTTTACCATCACATTATACAAATTTAATAATGCTTGATCAAATTTACTTGGATTTTTTTCCCAATCATTTGGATTTAGATCTATACCTTTAGATTTTGCATAATAATATAAACTTATCTTATCCAACTTACCAACATTGTCCCAAAAAATTTTATTTCCTCTTTTAGCATATTCTAAGCGTTTTAAAAGTTCTTTCAGATCGTCTGGATCAAATTGATCATAATTCGGTGTAGGATTATTAGGAGTTCCGGCTGGATTAACAGCTCCTTGCTCTAACAAATATTCAGGATATTTTCTTTCCAACCATTCGTTAAATCCACTCATTTTAACATCCTTCTTTAAAGTATTATATTTATGCTTTTATTGAAATTTTTTGTTAGATTTAACCTTATCTTTAGGATTATTGTATTTCTTTCCACATTTTGCGCCTAAAAAGTTACAATCTGCTTTTGAAATAACATCTGATGCATGTCCCTCTACAGCGCCATATTTACTCTTGACTCCAGCACTTTGTAAAATAGCATCGTTAGTATGACTGCCAACAACAGGTCCACCCATCCAATCGAAAAAAGTTAACATAACTTATTTAGCTTTTCACAAACAAATTATTACTAAAAGGTTCATAATTTCTTTTCTTTAATTCAAGTGATTGCTTTTTATTCGCAATAATTATAACAGAAGCATTTTTAATCTTATCAATTAATTTGTAATTAACATCTTCCTTAAATTCAAAAAACACATAAGAACTATTATTGTCAAAAGTCTTTAAAGCAGAATCAGTAGTGTCATAAACAATAAAAGAATTTTTGATCCTTGCGGAAATTATTTTTATGTTATTAATATTTTCATCAATTGTTAACTTATTAATAACACTTTTTGTCCCTTTGCTCTTTTTTTCTATGTAAAACTTCAAAGATTCATCACAAGTTTCAACAGGTTTTGTAAAATTGTACTTCTTAATATAATCAGTAAACATTTCTGGTATGTCTCTAATTTTTCTCAATAAATTACAATGATTTTCACAATTTGAATGTATGATTTCTTCATCTTTTTTTGTTTCAGGCAAATATAAATTTTCAGAAAAATTCAATAAAACAAATTCAGGTTTTCCTAAAATTTCTTTTATTTTTTCGTTTTGCTTTTTATTAATTTTTTTAATTTTATTTCTAAAAACATTTTTCATGAACATATAGCCTACTTGATTGGATCGTAAATTATTTTTTTGCATATTTCGCATACTACCTTGTATGCACCATATCCTCTCTTTGAACCTTGCCAGAAAAACTTTCCATCTTCGCTTTCTTTGCAACATTCTATACACTTGGCACTCATTCTTTGCTTGCCATTATCATCAATTATTTCAAAATAACAATCTTCTTCCATTACTTATAAAAAAGTTATTATATGATAAAAATAAACAAATTAAATAATAATAGTTGTTTTTATTTTCCTACTCGGAATTCAGTGACCAATGCACTGTCCAAAATTTCATTTGTCCATTTGGAGAAATCATCTCCATGCTTTTTAATTGTGTCTAATACTCTATCAAGTACAAAAGCGTCATGTGTATTATTTTGTATGCGCTCAACTCCAGCATACAGTCTAAACGCAGTCGATTTTTTCCACTTATCACCAAATGCAGCATTAAGTTTTTTTTGTCTTTTTTCAGATTCTGTTTTACCCTCTTCTTCAAATTCATTTTTTTCTTTTGTTGAGTCTCTCAAGCCACCATCATTTTTTTGCTGTTGACTCCATCTAGAATGTGGTGCGTTGAGATCGAAAACCATATCTATAAACAGTCTTGCATTTTCCTGTTCTACCTTTCTATCAAAAGGTGTAACACCCTCTATTTCGTCTACACCAGCCGCTAATTTGCCTAAATGTGTCCAATTATCTTTGTTTGGACCATATATGTTCCACATTAAGTCATGCGCCTTGCTAGCCCAATTTTTTTTCCAATTATCACTTCCGGGGAAGTCTGTACTATTATGCCACGGAGGTTTAGGTAAAACTGGAAGTGGAAATTGTGGTGGCTTTGGTTCTGGCTTACCATTTGGACGTTCCACAGGCTTGTTAGTAGCTGGTGTCGGATTTAATTTTTCTTTTGCTTTTTTATTTTTATAATCACCGTATACTCTTGTTAAAAAGTTTTTAACAATTAGCTTATTCTCTTTATTATCATACTTACCACCACCGACCCTGCCAGCACCATATAACCCCTCTTCTCCCCAAGCCTCTTGGGTTGGTCCATACATATACGTTAACATTTGGATAATTTCTGCTTGATACTTTAAATTCCAGTATCTATCTCCGGGAAGATCTGTAGTACCAATCCAAGAACCTGTAACAAGTTCGTCTTTATCCACAGGCACTGCTGGTGCTACTGGTTTAGGCACTGCTGGTGCTACTGGTTTAGGCACTGCTGGTGGCACTGGTTTAGGCACTGCTGGTGCTACTGGTTTAGGCATTGCTGGTGCTACTGGTTTAGGCATTGCTGGTGCTACTGGTTTAGGCATTGCTGGTTTTTCGGGAGCTTTAGCTATTTGTGGTCCTTTTTCTGGCAATAATTTACCATCTTTGTCAACTATTCTGCCTTTTTTATCAACTAAAATAACACCTTCTGGAATTTCTCGTCTTCCATTAAACATATACCAAGGCAAACGAAATCCTTTCATGCTTTTAGGAGCTAGATCCCTCATGCTTTTAGGCTCCCAAAGTTCTGGAATATAACCATATTCTGGGTTATCTAATAATTTCTGTTGAAAATCATGAATTTTTAGATCCTTGCCATCCAGAAGCATAACTTTTTCTAAATTTTTCTTAATTCCAGCTCTTATAATCTCCATGTTTATAGCATCATCTGTCACTTCACTATGAGGCACATTAAATTTCTTCATAACTTCTCTGCCAAGTAACCGTCTCAATGTATTAGCCCTGTTTTCTATAGGATTAAGGGTATCTGCCCCTTCAAAATCATCTCCACCAACCACTTTTTTATTGGCAGGAAGTGGTCCTGTAAGAATATCAGGAGCAACAAGTGCATTTTTTAACTTAGCAGCATTAGCCTTTAACAATTTTTGTACTATTGCCTTGGCTTTGGGATTATCAACTGGAATATATCTGTATTTATCATCATTGTAAGGATCTGGAACTTTGTAAAATTCTTCACCATCTTCATTGGAAATTATCTTAGGAGTATCAAAATATTCTAAAGGATCATCTTGTTCTTTAATAACAAAACTTTTGAAATATTTGGGATCTCTAATCTCAAGCCATTCAATAAAATATCGCATAAATTTTGCCTTTTTAGTATTTACTAATATTTTCTAAATAAAAATAATTACTAATCAACTCCAGTTTCCCTTCGCCTTGGAGCATCCCATCTCTCATAGGTTTTCCCCTTCTTCCCAGCAAGATAATCTTTATATGTTTCTATTGTAAACCTCATTGCGTTTTCGAGAGTTTCTCTATCTGCACCTTTAATATATCCAGATGCAATACTAGCTAAATTATGCCAGCTTTCTCCATCAGTTTTAGGTCCATACATACTATTAAATAATTGTCTAGCAAGATCTTGACAGTTCTCTTTCCAATCGTCAATATCTGTCACTATGAATAATGGAGTTTCTTCTGGTTTCAATTCACCTACCCCAGCTTTTATTTTAGCTTCTTTGCTCCATCTCCAATATCTAGGTCCAAAAACATTGTGATACTCTTTGAAGTAAGAAGCTTGTTTTAATAAATATGGATCGTTAGTTTTTTCCTCGCTAGCCGCTATTAATATAGGTTTTTGCCAAACTTTAGCAGTACGGTCTTTACCATAATATTTTTCAAAACTTCTCACCATCGCATTAAAGCCTGCCATTCTTCTATTAAGCTCTATCTCTTGCGCTTCTTTCTCTGCCTGTGCCTTCATATCAAGTGGTTTTTTAACAGCATCTTTTCTCTTCATATTAGCATCAACAGCATTAGTATTGTTCTGGGCTAAAGGATTACCTTTATTTACTCTCGCATTATGTAATCTTTTAACTGTTTCAATAGCACTAGGGCTGTCAACTGGAATATATTTTTTTTTACCCATTTCAAAAGGATCATCAACTACATAATAGTCCTCACCATCCTCAAGTTTAGTTATTAGATAATCTTTTATGTCAAATACGTTAGGATCTTTTTGTTCCTTAAAAATTAATGTTCTAAAGTATTTTTGATCTTTTTTTTCAAGCCACTCGCAAAAATTTTTCATAACTTCTCCACCTTTGTTATATTTATCGTTTTGTGATAAAATAATATTGTTTTAATTTACTTTTTGCGTTTTTTCTTTTTATTACAGCCTAAGTCAGACATCGCTCCCCAAATTTGAAAATTAGGGTTGTTTCTATCCTTGCAAGAAACAATTGCATTAGTTCCTGCCATCTCAGTTTTTAATAACCAATTCTTAAATTCAATCTTCATATACATATATATCAATATGAATTTAAACTTTAAAAACTGGTTATTAGAAGCTGCTCCTGCACCGGCTCCATCTAAAACTCCAGCACCCGCTCCAGCACCATCTGCAACTACTAAAGCTCCTGCACCATCTGCTGCTGCACCAACAACAGGAGGTGGTGGTGGTGGTGGAGGAGGAGGCGGTGGATCTACTGGAGGTGGTTTAACAGGCACAGGGACCGCATTTAAATATACACCATCAAATAGTAATAAAAATGCATGGGCAAAAACACCAGAACAATGGTATAAAAGAGATATGGCAAACAAATTCGGCAAAGGATGCAGCGGATCACCTTGTCCCAAAAGTTTAACTGGTTGATTAAAATTTGATTCAACAAGCATACATACTAATGTCAAATATGTTAAAAAACAATTTGTAACAAAAACACTAAGTATTTTTAATTAATATTAGGAGGAAAAATGGGAGCTACATCAGTAACAGGAGTTGGTCAGGGCAGCGCAGAAGCTTCATGCAAAGGCGCACCCGGTCGTCAGACCCTCGGAGTTGGTCACCTAATCGGACCACACGTTGTTAGCGCAGGCACAGCTACACTATCTGGCGGGTCAAATGCACTCGAAATCGCACCGCTAACAGGCGTTGCAGCTGATTATATCGTACTTGCTACAGATTATACCGCTGCTGCGGCAGTTAAAGCTGTTCTTACAGTTTCTAGCGATGTCTGGACTATTACCTTCACAGGTACAAGCACAGATGTTATTCAGTATGCAGTTGTAAGCGTTGGCAACTGAATTTAATAATTAAATAAACATAAAACCGTATTAAAATAATTTTAATACGGTTTTTTTATGTGATAATAAATACTATGTGAATATTAATTTTGCTGAACATCTTACAGGAGAAATAAAATGGGTGCAACTTCAGTGACAGGTATAGGTCAGGGAGCAGTGGAGAATTCTTTTCCAAGAATTCAAAATAATATAAAATTATTGAATCTAGCGGCAGATGTGACTTCGGCAATTGCAAACGCATGTTGTTCATCTAACCTTTCGACCATAGTGTCGTACACTGATTCTGTTATATCTCTTCCTGTTCATCAAATATCTGAATCTGATAGTGGAAAACTTTTTTTATTAGATCATGGACCAAATGGATTCATAACATTGCCAGAATTAAGCACTACTACGATTGGACAGACATTCAGATTTTTAACCACAGTTCGCCCAGATCAATTTTTCATCCAGTGCTATCCTTTTTCTGATTTAATGACTGGTAGTCTAACGCTATATAAAAATGGCGTAGCTGAAACTAGAACTTTTGCTGCCAGTGCTACGAGCAACAAAATCGAATATGGAACCAACAATAGCACTGGTGGTATCATAGGAAGTTATGTGGTAGCGATTAGTTTGGGAACCATTTACTGGATACAAGGCGATGTCATTACAGATGGTGGTCAAACTGTAAGTAATCCCTTTGGAACGAATACATAACATGGACAAATCATACTGGTCTAAAGAATTGCTATATCCTTTGTCGCCTTCTAATAAAGATGTAGAAATTTATAAGGAAAGTATGACAAGAGGTTCAACTCTTCTACTCGGATGTACACATAAATTAATACCAATAAGCGATTTTCAAATGGATATCGACCCTTGGTATCAAGCGCCAACAATGATCATTAAAGACTGGCGCAATAACAAAACTTATTATGACAACATAATCGGTGATGGTGTATTTAATTTCACCAAAGAACTAACTGACTCTATTCTCTTAATGTGCGAAAAAAATTGTAGAAATTTAGTGATAAGAAGCTTTAAACACAAATTGCCGATAATGAAAATTGCTGACTACTTTCCAAAAGAAAATGACTTCCACATTAGACCAGATTTAATAGACGAATACGAAGATTACAATTTCTTCTGCTGGAGCTTTTATGAGTAAAGTTGAAACAGACAAAAGCCTTAAGAGAAGCATATGCTCACGATATCAAACTTCATGAAGAAATCATGAAAAAATAACATTAATCATTTGTAATAATTTTATTTTATCCGGCACCTCTAAATATTGTTAGAGGTGCAAAAATGATCAGCAAAACATTAGCTGCCAATTATCAGGAAGATGCAAAACTCTATGTTATCACACCTATCATTAACCCTCAAAGATACAATAGCCGATACAAACTGTACAAAAAATTTGAAAAAATGGTCAATGACTCTGGAGCAGTACTCTACACAATAGAAGCTGCATACGGAAATAGACCATTTCAAGTCACTACATCAGACAACCCACAAAACATTCAAGTAAGAACTATATCTGAATTGTGGCACAAAGAAAACATGATCAACGTAGCAGTACAAAGACTTCCATCAAATTGGGAATACGTTGCATGGATTGACGCAGATGTTGCCTTCGCACGACCAGATTGGGTCGAAGAAACCATACATCAACTACAACACCACCCAGTAGTCCAAATGTTTAGCACTGCTGTAGACCTTTCTCCTAAACACGAAATGATAAAAGCACACAAAGGATTTGTTTATAGTTATCTCAACCGTGTACACCAAAAATGCGACAAATATGACCATTGGCACCCCGGTTTTGCTTGGGCAGCTACAAAATATGCCTTTAATTCATTCGGTGGACTAATAGAAGAAGCAATATTAGGTTCTGGAGACAGACATATGGCTTTTGGTCTAGTTGATAAGATTGAAATGACTATAAACAAAAAATTCACACAAGCATACAAACGTGTACTCAAAAAATGGGAAACCCTTGCGGTTGAGCATATTAAGAAAAATATAGGATATGTTGAAGGAACACTATTACACTATTGGCATGGAAAGAAAAAAGATAGAGGTTATAGCTGGAGAAGCAATGTTCTAGTCAAAAATAACTATGACCCAGATACAGACATAAAGAAAGATTGGCAAGGAATTTATGCCTTAACAGGAAATAAAATTGAATTTAGAGATGAATTGGTACAATATTTTAAATCAAGAAACGAAGATAGCATAGATGAAGAAATTGGTTAATAAATAAATCATAAAAACAATTTTATTTGTAATAATTTTATTTAAAAAAAAGTATATATTTTAATATGATAAGTTTTATTGAATATCTTTCAGAAGCTACTGCTAACAATAACGACAAAATAAAAATTGTTGTTTTTCAGGGAAGTCCACGAACAAAGGATTCTTGTTCTGGTGGAGATAGTAAAACAAGTTTTTTAATGAACAAAGCAATAAAAGAAATAACAGAAGATGTCAAATTTACAATTGTTGATTTGAAAGTAATGGATGATGACCCACAAGTTCGTCCATGCAAAGGATGCGTTGGAACGAGTAATGGCTTTCAATGCCATTACCCATGTTCCTGCTATGGCAAAGGCGATGGAACAAATGATCTCATGTATGAAGAAGACGTTTACAAGAAAATGGAAGAAGCAGATGGATTTGTTGTTTTTACACCTGTTTATTGGTCAGGTCCATCCAGTCAAGTCAAATCATTGTTCGATAGACTTGTTTGCGTTAGTTTAACATTATCTGTCGAAGACGCAAAAAAGATTTACGGCAAAGATATCAAAGACCCTAAGAAAACAATAGCAGCAGAACAAAGTGGAAAATATCGTGATCTTTTGAAAAATCATTATGAGGGTAAAGTTGGAGCATTTTTCATACATGGAGATAATGGCGCAAATGACTATGTTGGACGCAAGATGCCATTAGCTATGGCTGATTCTAAGCCACAAGACTATATCAGTCCTAAAGAAGCTATTATGCCTATTGTTAATCAGTGTCGCTACAGTGGCATTTTTGTTCCAGAAAACTGCATAGAAGGAAGTGTTTTTGGATATAAAGAAAAATATAGTCAAAGCAACATTGATGTTCGTAAAAGTGATTTAATTGACAAGGCAATCAAATTAATTAAAAATTTAATTAAAGAAGTCAAGAAACGAAGATAGCATAGATGCAGATTAATCTTGACAAATAGTTTGAATTAATTATAATTTAAACTATGAACCAATATCATTTAGAAAAATGTGTTAAAATTATGATGGAAGATTGGGGTGGAGAAACATCTCGTCCATTCTATCATTATGCTTTTGCTATTAGAAAAAATAGAATATTAGCAATAGGTAAGAATAACCCAATCATGACTTCTGCTAAAGCTTATCGATTAGCTAAACGATTCAATATAGAGCATTGGCAGAAATACCCCTTCCTTCACGCTGAAGCCGATCTTTTACTCAAACTCGATGATAAGCACTATAGCAAGAGAACTACGATCCTAAGTCTAAAAATCAACCGCCATGGACGATTCAGATTGGCTAAACCATGCTACAAATGCCAAATAGCACTTGATGCCCTTTCTTTAACCAAAATTTATTGGTGCTTGAGTGATACAAACAATCTGCATTTGCCTTTATTGGCAAATGCAGAAAGTGAAATAGTTATTTAATATTATAAACCCATCTGTCTTTGCCACAATCATAAATAAGTTTCAATCCTTTTGATCTGGCATATTCTTTTTCTGTCATGCTTTCTGGACAATTGACTGTTTTCTTTTTTTGACTTTGTTTTGTCAATCTAAAATGAGGATGAGCTGAAGATACATAACTATAATCTGGATAAAGGGTTGCTTCTTTGACAAATTCAAGTTTTTCGTAAACAACACCTTTGCTCCATCGTTTGTCACTAAATGAAATAATTTTATTATGATTTTTATTTTTAGCCCAAATTGCAGCATATTTGAATAATTTACTAGCGCCACCTCTTACTGTTACATCATCTTTGAAACAAAGTCTGTCAAGAACAAGATCGTCTCTTTGTCTTGTATGTCTGCCCAAAGAAAGAACACCAACTAGTTCCTCTGCATGATATAAACCAAAAAATTGATAAGCTAGGTTATTTGAACCCTGTATATGATATTCTTCACAAAAATTTTTACCAAGATCATTATCAATTATTTTTATATCACATTTTCTTGCATCAATTTTTTGTTTATTAAGATGCAAAAGGCTTTTTAAAAAATTTTTAACTTGTTTGTTTCTTGTTGTCCATTCATCTGAAAAAATGACAACAGTATGTTTGTCAACCATCATTTTATTGCGCTGTTCATTGTTATCTTGATTTGTCTTAATAATATTAACAAAACATATTGCTATATCTTTTGTTATTATTAAATTTTCATTTGTAAAAGAAACATTATAACTTGCCAGAAATTCTTCTATTGTTTCAAATTTTGTTTTTGAAATAACCCAATTTAAAAATTTATCTTTATCATAATTATCATATTTTTTTAGATTATCTTCTTCTGACAATGCTCTTAAGTTATCAATATGATTAATAAGACTTAGATCATATATTTTATGATCTATAAAAGCTTGTACGGGAAATATATGATCAACATGCCATGCTTTATTTTCCAAACCAAGTTCTTTTACTTGTTGCATAATTTTTTCTTTTAATATATTTGGATGATATTTTAATAGTCTTTCGGTATTTGCAGACTTTTGACCATTTTGTTTAAATAGACATCTATTGATAATGTTTCCCAATCGTTTGCGAATTATTTTTCTATTTCTTACTTCTGCTCTATCAGCATTCCACTTGTAACAATTTTTACCACTTTTCTTGTTATTACCACAAATGCGACAATTTTCAATTTTATTGAAATTGAAAAGACCAGTTTTTGACATATTGCCGCAATGGCAAACGTATTCAATATATGTTCTATCATTATCTTTGTTTACAAAAGATCTTATGAATTTAAACTTTTTTGTTTCACATCGTTTTTTTAATTCTTCATCTGTAACTCTATTGCTTTCTGCAATCTTTCTTGCAGTACATTGATTGCATCTAGCTCCAGCTTTAATTGATGTTAAAGATATTACATCTTTTACACCGCATGAACATAAAAATTTCATAGGCGTATTATTGCTTGTGTATTCTTTTTCAAGAAGGACACAACCATTGTCTTCAAACACAGTTTTTACTTGGTCGTATGAAAACTTAATATTACCAGCACAGAATCTACAACCTTGACCTCTTTGAAAATTATTCCATGTAATTGTTGTTGCGTGACCATTGCCGCAAATAGCACTAATCTTAGTTTGTGAATTAACATACTTATCGGCAAGTGCTGTCCACCCACGATTAGCAAACTGATCTCTAACATACTCGATTGTAATCTTTGACATGATGTTCTCCTGTTGAATCTATTATAACACAGACTCAATTCAAATCAAGACGTTTTACGATAATAAAAAAACTTTTAACTTTGTACGACAGTTTGACTGTTTCTAACTTAGTTAAATATAAAAAGAAACCGCTTGGAAACAAGCGGTTTCAGTAAAGTTAGACGTTATGAAAAAATCATACTCTAAAATTGGCTATTGATAATCTTGCGTAGAATTTAGCACCTTCGCGTAATAACTTTTTTCCGTATCGAACAAGCAAACCACGTCTTGGGCAGAAGGACTCTGGGTCGAGTACAACTGGGGTCTGGGTGAGTGGAACGTATGGGCAGTAGAAGTAACCGCTGTCCATGTAGCTGTCGCCCTTATAACCCATAAGCAACTGGTTGCTTGGGAAGAGTGGATCTTTGTATAGACGATAACGGTTAGCGACCGTACCGACATATTGAACGCCGAGTGAGCTTGTGAAGGTCTCAGAAGGAGCAGGAGCGAAACCAGCGGTTGCTGTTTCGAAGATTGAAGCAACTTCAGGTGAGGTCACGATGAAGTTTGCGCCGCCACGGAGGGTCTTTCTGTGGATGACGTTAGAAACTTCGATGATCTTAACATAAAGGGCTTCGTACTTTTCCTTGATGGTCTGACCGATTGCAGTTGAGAAGTCCCAAGCTGAAACCGTACCTGCGTTGTTACGAAGGTCACCAAGAACTTCACGGTCGATTTCGAGGTTGATTTCCTGTGCAAGAACAGCGGTCAACTCAGCTTCAGCATCAAGATTGTGCTGACTACGGAGATCCTGCTGTGCTTCATAAGACCATACAGCCTTGAGCTTACGGGTCTTAGCAACGATATCTTCTGATTCAATTACGAGATTGATTTCAGGAAGATCCTGATTGCACTCCATATTGTACTCATAAGAGATTGTGCAGTTGTTTGGACCGGGTGCATTATCCCAAGTGAGTGTGAATTCGCCAGTGGTAAGATCGATGCTACCAGCTGTTGCTCTGTTAGTAGGTGAACCGATTGCGGTAAAGCTGAAGGTGCCGTTTGAAGAGACAACGAATGTCTGAACAGCGGTTGAACCATCATAGACAGTACCAGTGATGGTGCCTGCGAGGATTGGAGTGTGTTCAAGTGGGCTGAATACGCTATTAACATCTGCGCCTGCATCGGTGCTGGTTGATTCGTTGTTAATAAACTGTGAAGAATAATAAACATCGAGGTTAGCAGTACCATCAGCAAGCTGCTGGAGTGAATTAATATCGTCTCCGGGGAAACCACCGTTGTTGCTAGCTCCACGAACGCTACCCTTGTTGGAAGAATAACGGAAACGGAGATAGTACACCAAACCAGTTGGTCCGAGTAGTGGCTGAACGCTTACAATCTTGTTAGCGATAAGCTGTGGGTAAATTCTGCGCACGAGAGGAATTGAAATCCTCTTGAACTGTGCGACATCTGCGGTGTCGGTTGACACTTCGTTAAATAGCTTTTCTCTTTCGAGCATTAGGCGTTGGTTCTCAAGAAGCACTGCGGTTGCAGCACGGGTATGAGTATCTTCGATACCCCTGAGAAGACCAGTTTTTGCCCAACGGCTCTCCAGTTCTTTAGCTTCGTTCAAATAAGTTGAATTGAGACTCATTGTAGTTACCTTTCTTTATTATAAAACTTACTTAGATTTCTTGACTCCTGAAAGAACGAGAAGATCGTTGTCCACATTCGCTGAGTTTGATTCAGAAATAACCTGAACATTCTCAGTTACTAACTGACCTCTCCCGCTTGCAACTCTTGCTTTCATACCACGCTCTTTCTGCTCACTGATGACTCTTCTTGTGCGATCAACACGATGTTCACCAATGACTTCAGAAGCTCTACGAACACTTTCATTCAACTTCGTATTCTCGGTTGAAAGACGAATGTTCCTTGCTTCCATGATTCTTAGCTGACCCTTAAGATCTTCTGTAGACTTGCGAGCTTCTTCAAGCTTGCCGGAAGTTGAGAAGAATTGTTCATCGCCAGCGATATAATCAGAAGCGATATTAACGATCTTATCGAGTGCAACTTTGTGTTCAACAATACGAGGATCAGCAAGAAGATCTCTCTTCGCCTGCTCGTAAATTTCAACACCCTTGACTTGAAGGAATTCGTCAACCTTGTCAACGATATATTCTTTCATTTCTTTAAGCTTACCATCATACTCTTCGTATAGGTCGCTTTCAACGCTATTCTTATTGCTTCTTTCTGCAAGAAGCATCTGATAAGCTTCTTCGTAACCTTCTTCAAGAGCGTTCTCAAACTCAGCCTTCTGAGTTCCGATTCTTTCCTGAAGGTCATTAATGATAGCATAAGCTTCGTTATAACCATGGTAGGCGGTCTTTTCAGCCTGAGAAAGTTCATTTGTAAGCTGCATATAAGCTTCTTCTAAGTTCTTATTATATTCAGCTTCCATTTCCTTCTTAGATTCTTCTAGCATCTCGTTAACAGACTGAGCAACTTCGTTGATATGCTCTGCTGGAAGAAGTTTCTTTAATGAATTGAAAATCTTGTTCATCTCACAGTCTCCCTATTATATTACTGGTTTTATTCTTAATTAGCCCGCCTAAACAAGCTATTAATGCGTCCTTATTAACAGTATGTATGCTTCTGCTTTCATTTTTTGTGGAAAAATTACTAGGATTATAATTTTCTTTAGTAATTTTCCTTTGAAATGCCTGATAAGTTGAAGGATCTGCAACTGCGTCAAATGTAATGAGCTTGTATGATTCTGTGATCATCAAGATACCTTTATCATTTGTTGACCCGTTGCCGACACCTCTGGATGAAATTCCCACACGGACACCATCGTTGATAAGAGCTTTGAGGATCTTACCATGTGGAGTGTTAAGAATTTCTCCTTCTCCCATCAAGGACTTGCCTTCCCACCATAATTTTGTTACGACATGGGAAGCTTTTTCAAAGTGAATAATGGAATCAGAGGGATGATCTAATTCACCAACCAAACCTCTTGCGCTAACGCATTCCACTAAATCGTGCATATTTTTGTCTAGCACATCATAACTGTAACATCTGTTGTTTTTATTTATTTCATCGGCTTGTTGAAATTTACCACGGAATCTGGTGAGTCCGCTAGTTGCAGACTCATTCAAATTCATATGAATACCGCCGTTGGAACAGCAATCTACAAGTAGCATACTCACATCAACCCCTTTCGCTGCCTTTAAGCAGTTTGAAACTATGAGCCAATGTCATTCCATTTGAAGGAATGTAAGGATTTTTTAACTTGTCCCAAGTTCCGGGACCATCATTGTAACCAAGAACATCGCTATCTGAATCAATAGTCTTTTCTCCATGAATCTTATAATCGCCAGCCTTGGGAACATAAGGATTCTTGACATTTGGGTAAACATCAGAACCATCATGAGTCAAATAACCCTTCCTAAGATCTTCAACACCTTGCTTGTCGTAAGATTTGCCATCACTAACGAATGGTGATCTTGTTGAAGCATACTTGCCGGGACTTCCGTCAATTTTGCCGTATCTTGACATAGATTCGATATCACCTGTTACAGTGTTACCAACTTTATCAGACACATGCCAATCGCCACTCATAGGAAGATTAGCGGCAGCTTTAAGCATAGCAGCTGCTTCTTCAAGAACATCAATATCGAAAGCTTTCTTGCCAGTTAGCGCATTTTCAATATCGCCCATATAACCAGCAATTTCGTGCTTAATGGAAGCATCTCCGAAATGTTCAGCAAGACCTGCAAGACTGTTAAGTGCTTTGTAAGTATCTTCAAAAGCCATCTTTTCGGTCTTTGAAACTTCGTTAAGCTTGTCAACCATGATTTCAGAAGCATGCTTGAAGCCTTCGTAACTATCAGATTCAAACATGTCAGCTATTTTAAAGATCTGATTGACTTTATCTTTATATGTTTCATAGCATGTTCTTAGAACACCTTCAGCTAAGAACACACAAGAATCATCATCAAAGTTCTTTACATTTTCTCTAACTAAAGTGTCGCTAATTAGCCTAGCAAGTTCACCTTCAGTAAGGTACACAACACTTGGGAAAGCAGCTGCAACATTTTCAATAGTTTCTTGAAGTTTAGATGAATCGCTCATAGCGTTGCACTTCTTCATGTCTTTGCAAGCAAGACCCCAGTGAGCATTATGAGCAAGAAGTCTCATAAGATCTCTTTGGTGCATTACATCTGTATTAAGCGTCTTCCAATTGAATGAAAGAATCTTAGCTTCATTCTTAATTTGTGAGCGAGGAATAGCAACAGTAATAACATTACCAAGCTTGTCTTTAACAGTTTCGCTCAAAGTTGGAGCGCCAAAAGTCCTAAAATCAACATAGTCAAGAACATTCTTGGAAACAGTTGCCCATTCTTTAACAACCTTAGCATTAGCTTTTTTAGCAATAAATGCCATCTTATTTGAAGAATGCTTTTTGACTAATTCTTCACGTTTGTCATCTTTCTTGCCTTTATTGCCTTTTTTGCCTTTCTTGGCTGCCTTCTTCTTGAGATAGGCTGCAAGCTGAGGAGGCATCTTGCCTTTATGCCTCTTAGATTCGTTGATTACACCTTCTTGAAGATTTACACGAATGTAAGGAAGGCTAAAGTAATTTGAAAACAAATCACTTGCATTTTCTTTGTTATCATCAAGAATGGAATCAACCATTCTATCAATGATATTTTTGCCTTCATTAATTTGAGAAGTCTCATCAACAACCAATTCTTCGATATTTTCAAGCAAAAGCTTGGAATCATCTATGATATAAGTTGCGTGAACAAGTGTACCTTGATCAGTGGCAAAAGTAGCTTCGTTTTCAGTGATACCAAACAAAGCAATATTGTCTTTATCAAGAGCTTTGGCAATAGCATCAGCAGCTTCATTTAATTCTTTTTCAGCTGTCTGGAGAAACTTGCGCTCAATCTGCTTGAAGACATCATAATCGATGAGTTTTCTCTTCATTTTTTACTCCCCAAAAAAAACAATGTTAAATAACATAAAGTGAGAATTTTTTTGAATCCTAACTCATATCTATGCAGAAGCATTTAAAAAAAGAAGGTAAACATGCAAACATTTACAGATTTTATTAATCAAAGATTTGGATTTAAGGAAAATTTTGATCAAAATCAACAAAAAGTTCCGTCAAAAATGGAAAAAAAAGTTAATCGATTAAAAACTATCATTGGTTTTATTTTAGAAAATCCAAATTATTTTAAAAAATTTGTTGATGTGACTAAAGAATTTGTTGAAGAAATTAGAGATGAACATTTGAAACGAGAGATTGAAAATTTTGAAGAAGAGAATAAAGACGATGAAGAAGACAAGGGATTAGCACAAGAAACAGGAATTTTGGATAGGGCAAATAATCTACCACCAAATATGGGTGGTTAATTCCTTTCTTCTCTTAACTTAATCCAATTTTTAAATTTAGTAAAATTGTTGTTGTCACCTTGCAACATACTTCTATCCCAAGGAATATGGATGTTTGATTTTGTCTTTAATGCACTCGGAATAATATTCTGAGGTTTTTCTCCAGACTGTAATTCACCGACAGTAGTATGATATGTTTTGTCAAAATTATGATCATATATGTCTAAACTTGTTGTAGGGCTAGCAGTATCACGACCTACAATTTCATCAACAATTTTTAAAATATCTTTCGCTTTACTTTGTTCCCATCCACAAAGTTCAAAACTATTCTGTCTAACAACAATATTTCCTTTTTCACAACCCCAAAGAACAGGATTTTTAAACCCTTTAATTGTCTTTTCGTTATCTTCTTTAAACTTATTATAAGAAGATGGATCAACTGTTTCTAATTCCCTCAAAAAACTTTGAAATTCATCTGGATTAAACCCGTGATCATTATTGCCAATATCTTTTACATTTATGTTAAACTTTTCTAAAAAATCTTCTTGATCGACTGTTAACTGATCTTCTGGCAATGTCTCTAGATGTTCTTTTACATTTTTTGCGAGTTCAATTGTGTCTTCATATAACTCACTAATAATTTGTTGAAGAAAATATCCTTGATGACCACCAGAATCATCAACATTGCTATCTGCGCTTGTTAATTGACGACCATCCCAAACATATTCTCCATGAAGTCTTGTTTCTTCTTGTTCTTCAATGTCTTCATAATCTTCTTCGCTCATTATTCACCTTATTCTATGCTATAATCTTGGCTTTCGTTGTCTTCTTCGCTGGCGTAGTCTTTAATACCAAGGTCATATTTTTCAATATCTTCTTCTTTTGGTTCTGGAAGAGGCGCTCCACCAGAAGTAGATGGCGCTGACGATCCCATTTCGGGTGATGTTGCTCCAGTAGGAGCGGAAGGATCAAGAGGAGCTTCAGGAGTTGTTTCTGTTGGGACTTCAAGTTGGTTATTTGGTCCTTTATCTGTTGCTCCAACTTGTTCATCTTCTTGTGAAGGAATACCAACACCAAGAAGTTGTGGATTTTGTTGCAATACTTGCAATCTCGCATCTTCAAGTTTTTGCAACTTAATCCTAGCAAGCATATCTTTTGTTTCTTCTTCTGTATAATGCATCCAAAATCGCATTAAGTCATAATCACTAATTATCCCAGCAGATTTAAGCGTTGTAACATTCTGAATTCTATTGTTGACAATTTCAGCTCTACTTAGTTCTCTCCATTCGCTTGGAGGAGTCATGTTTATTTTCAAGTCATCATATGTTTCAGGTGGAAATCCACGCATATGTAAATGTCTTTGTGCTATTTCATAAATTCCATCTTCCAAAGAAGATTGATATCTTTCAACAGTTCTTGCAAATTTTACGTCTTGTGAAGACAAAGTAATCTTGGTTTGTGCTGGATCGTCAACATTTAGATAATTCTTAGGAAAATTGAGAGCAGTCATTAGTTTTAATCTAAAATAAATGGCATCATCAATTTCACCAAGGTTCTGAGCACCTTGAAGAGTTTCAACTCTAGTATTTGAATTTGGTCTTGTTGGAATCCAAAAGTCTTCTTCAACTGCTGGTGGTTGGTATCTTTCTTCAACAGAAGAAGAACCAGAAAATCCATTTTGATTTAAGCTAATTTTTCTTTTACGGAATTGATCTTTCATTCTTTCAATGAATGCTTCTGCCTTGAATCCGGGAAGTTGACCTACATCGATATAAAACACTCTTCTTTCAGGCGCTCTGGCAAGACGATATGTTAACATACTGTCTTCCATCAATCTTAATTGATATGCTGGTCCTCTGGCTGGCTCAGCAATTGAACTGCCATATGGATAGAATTGCCTTCTATCCTCATTAATTCTCACATGGACGACTTGTTCTGGAGCAAACCTAATTGCGGTTGCCATTTGAATTTCTTGATCGCTAGCCACTGTTACGGGCGCACGAACCAATGATTGATAATCTGGTCCTTCTTTTGATTGTTGGAATTCAATAACTTTTCCTTTAGTTGTTTCAATCCGATAAATACTTTCAGGAGGAAGTCTTTGAATTTTCAAAATACCTTCATTGGGAGAATCAAGATCGGTAACAAGTTCGTAAAACAAATCTCCATATAGCAAGAGGCTTTTAAAATCTGCCCATATTCTTTTATTGAAGTTAAGCATTTGTCTAGACATTAGCAAAAATTCAACTTCTTTTTTTACATCATCATTTTCAACTTCTATTTTTAAAACATTTCCATATTCATCTTTTTGACAATTGTGAACAATGGTGTGATCTGTTGCAAAATTATGATGTTCTTCAACTGTCAAATCATAAACATCTTGTTTAATTCCTTTAAATTTTCCAATTATTTTTCTTCTGTCGCTTTTATTCTTTGCAAGGTATTTAAGTTCTTGGTAGGTGAAACCGGCTTTCTTTAATCTTGCTTTAACTGTTATCCAAGTTTCTTCGACCATGGCAATAATATTGTCCATTGACATGCCTTGGTTGATTAATCTTGTGTAAAAATTAATTGATTGATACTTTTCTATAGGTTTACCAGTACGCCATTCATCAACAAGTTGTCTTTCTGTAACCCAACCGTTATTAAACGTAAATATTCTTGGGAATTGACCGCTTATAAGATTATTATGTGTGGTGTCTGGTTTTTCACGATAGAAAGGCATCAAATCATCGCCAACCTTTAAATTCTCTGCTTGAATCCATTCTCCAGAGCGCAGAAGTACTTTATGATCTGGAGTACATTCTAACTTTCCACCATTATCAAAGATAATTTCAATAGTTTCTGATGTTTTAGTTTTTCTGGGGTTGTGTGCCCAGCCTAAAGTGTAATCTTTTTTCTTAAAATCATAACAATAAACTAAAAATTTGTCAGTAGCATTTTCTTCTGCTAGTGCTTTGATGGTTTTAAAACCAAAAGGTGTTGCAACTTTGGTGTTTCCAGAAACACATGCTTCATCTGCAAATATAGTTAAACATGTTTCAATTTCAGGAACAGCTCTTAGTCTCTCGTATTCTTTATATCTTGAAATTCTATTGCTTACTGTAGACAAATCAACAAAATCTTGAGATTCACGAAGTCTGATGAGTCTGTTATCTTGACCATTCCAATAAGAACCATCGGGAGAAATGCTTGGGATAGAATCTGGGCTGATAATACCAGCGCCAACAATTTCTTTAGATTGCAATCTCCTGCTTAGCGGATCTTTTTCAAACGCATAAGTAAAAGTCTTAAAAATATCTGACCAAAGTGGTGTAGGCATAATTACTTTTAATTCCTGATCTATTGTGTCAACCAAGGACACACCATCTAACCAAGTTATTTAGTCTTTTTTTTAAAATTTCCTATCATTAAAAACAGTTTGTCAAATTGATAAAGCGAAACTAAATAATAATATGGAAAGTTTTTTCGTCATAAGCTATCATGGATCATCTCACAATAAGCTTGATAAAACGCTTTCTTCTCATGGTAAATTGCAAAAAGTAATAAAAGATAATACAATAAAAACAACATATTTGAATTGTCATGATGTTGGAGAATTACGAAAAAACCACAAATATAAGTTTGGTGGTGCTTGGTTTTACGATGTTTGTTTGGAAAATTATGAAGTAGCATCTACAGATATTTTGAAAAAACATTTTTTTATATTTTATTTAGATGATATAGTCGGCGAAGAAAACCCATCATATATTAATTACCGTTTACGAAGAATATATGAAATGCTTCATTATTGTGAAGATTGTATTATTCATTTTAATAATGGAAATAATTTTCATAAACTTTTAAATAAAATAGAAAAAAGATTAGAAATTGATGAAAAGCTTGTAGATCCTAAAGAATATTCTGTCAAAATAGAAAAATGTTTTGACAATAAAAGTGATTATTACTTTTCTCTTATTAAAGATAAATTTAAAAGTAAATTATCAACCAGCTAAGAATTGATTTTCATCAGAGATTGGTTTATTCTTTTCAGGTTTTTCTAACTTCTTATTTTCTAAGGCAATCAATCTGTCTAATTCTTTCAAAGATAATTTTGCTGCATTGATATCCATATGACCAGATTGAGGAACATTTTGTTGAGTTTTTTCTCTTCTTATTCTTTTGTTTTGAATTTCTTTCATTTCATTTATTGCTTTGCGAAAATAAGTTCTAGCATTTTGCAATGCAAAATCATCAGGTATTTCAAAGTATATTTTTTCCAACTTACCAATCGTTTCGCTAATGTTTTTTTTCATATTTTGCCTATATTAGTGACCTGAATTGGTTCATTTGTAATTGAAAACTCATTTTCATCATCATCAACAGTTTGATTACCAATAAATTTTAATTTGTATTTTCCTGTCTTTTTAGAAAGACTCGTTATGCCTTCGAGTGGTATTGCTTTAAGAAAAAGTAATCTTCTGCGATTTTTCTTTTCATCTGGTATTTCGTCAGTATAACCAGTTTTCATGAATTTACTGATAATTCTTTTATTAAAATAATTTGACATGTCATCGTCACCATCAATTCTTAATCCACCACGCACAATTGTAGCTTTGCAAACATTTCCGTTACAAATCATCTTAAACTTTTTTATTGGCAAATATGTATCTTCTTCTTTTTCTGGAAATGGAAATATTTTATATGAAGAAAATTTTCTATTGTTACAACTGAATTCATTGATTAATTTTTCCAATATGCTAGCGTAGTAAGAAGTCTTCTGATATGTTTCATGAATATTGTTTTTTATAAAATCAGTTTTATTTTCTTCAAAATTAATTATATGTTCTGGAACGCAATTTAATTTGTTTTTATTTTTATACAAAATAATGTTTTCTATTAGATTGCCGTTGCTAACAACATCAATGTTGTTTTTAGTTTTAAAATAAGACTGAAAAATTTCTGGATAATTGGTTGTATTGGCTAACCATTGTTCATCATTAGATGAAGAAATTAAAGCCATGTGGTAATCTTCTAAAAATATTTTAACTTCACTGATTTTCATAATTTATTTATTCATTTCGTCAAATTGTTGACAAGCTTTCAAAAAATCATCGTCAGCATTGCCTTCAATGTTATTTAGGAGGCGATCTTCATATATTTTTCTTGCAATATCAAAAACTTCTTGCGGCAATGACAAAGACAACATGCTTAAACTCTTGCTTAGAGTATATCCTTGATTCTTAAATTCTGCCAATCTAA